GGCTGGCATGTTGGTGCCACCACCGCCCTTGGGGGTGACGTTCATCAGGTCCGCCGGGGACTCCAGCTCGTCGACGCCCGCCACTGCCGAGTCCACCCAGAGCAGCTTGATCCACTCGGGGCGGCAGTCGGTGAGGATGCCAGCCAGCTCGGACAGGAAGGTGCGAACCTCGGCGTCGGAGACGGACCCGGAGGTGTCCACCGTGACCACCACGCCGCCCATCGCGTGCCCCGTAGCGCCGGGGAAGAACGGCATCTCGAGCGGCATGAGGGCGTTGGTCGCCAACCTGCGACGGTTGGGTCGGGCCCAGCTGGCCTCGTCCCGCCCGACGGAGACCCGCAGCGCGTCGGCCAGCAGCTCCCGCCAGTTCTTGGTGGGGGACACCAGCTCCTGCACCAGCCGGGCCAGCCCGGCGGGCAGGTCGCCCTGCGCCTTCTGCGCGTTGGCCGCCTGCACCACGGCGGTCGCCACCTCGGCAGCCGACGGGGCGTCGCCGGCCGCCGGCATGTGCTGGTCGAAGCCGCCGTGCCCGTCGCCGGGGTCCTGGTCCTGATTCGGGTCCGGATCGGGCAGCTGGGTGTACACCTCGTCCACCAGGCTGTCGGCCGTGAACTGCGGGTTGAGCAGCCCACCCACCGGCATCTTGGTCAGGCCCATGGCGATGAGCAGCGGGTTGACCACGTAGTCGGCAGCCTCGTTCCACTTGCGGGCGGAGAAGGGTTTCATGTCGGGGCCGAAGCCCATCTCGACGTAGCCCTTGGCTCGCAGGATGTGGTTGAGTGCGGTGTGCAGCAGCTCGTGGCAGATGACGAATGCCCGCTCCTCGATGGGCAGCGCGTTGAACCACGTGGGGTTGACGTAGATGGTCTTGCTGTCGGTCGCTGCCGTCTTGACGGTGTCGGTCACCTTGAGGTTGTGCAGGGTGAACAGCAGCACGGCAAAGAACGGGTGGCGGGAGATGACGTAGCTCATCGCCTCGACCACTTCGCGTGGGCGTTGGTCGGTCATGGTGTGGGTCTCCTGATTGAGGGGGTGGTCAGGGCAGCGTGCAGCCCCCAGCCCTGGCGTAGGCGCTGCGCTACCTTGGCGTAGGTGGTGCCGAAGTGCTCAGCCCACTCGGTCAGTGTCTTGTGGACACCATCGAGTTCGTACCGCTTGACGGGCTTGCGCCGGTTGTTGGCTTGCTGTCTGGGGGTAGCCCACCGACAGTTGCCCGGTTCATATCCCCGGTTCGGGTCGATGCGGTCGATGCTGATACGCTTTCCCGCCGGTGCTTCTCCCATGTCGGCGAAGAAGTTCTCGAACGATGTTCGCCAGCGATCGCACACGGTGACGCCCCGCCCACCGTAGTGGGCGAAGCTCACGTGGTTCTTCTGATAGCACCGAGCGCGGAGGTTATTCCACGCCCGGTATTCCCGACTCGGCTTGCCGCTCGCATCGCGGCTCTTACCGTGGCGGTAGTTGCCGCTCTTGAGCCCGCGGTGCGCGCAGCCTATCGAGCACGCCGGGTTGCCGTGCCTGGCTACGGCCCGCAGGTTGATGAGCACACGCTTCACTACGGCACCGCACTCGCACTGGCACTCGACCATGCGGCGCATTCGTGTGGCATGCAGCTCGTTCGGCAGGTGCCGAAGCACCGTCAGCTTTCCGTACTTGGCGCCGGTCACGTCCATCCGTTCACGCATGTTGGCCTCCCGTCGTTGCGCTATGGACTAGCAACTACTATAGCGCAACTATGGTGTCGTGTTAATTAGATGGACACATGAACTAATCCCGCGTTTTCGCGCGTCCACTGCTGGATCACCGGCGAGTTGAGGAAGGCGCCCTTGGCCCGCGAGAGCAGCGAACGGAAGGCGCTGGTCTGCAACTCCTTGTTGAGCCGGGTGACGTAGGTCGCCACCTTGTCGACGTTGCGCACGTCGGCGAGGGAGATCGCCATGGACATGGCAGCGTACTGCGCGTCGAACCGCTCGACCGGCGGCACCTTGGCCTTGTCCGGCGCCTTGAGCAGCTCCTCCGGGGTCGGCAGGAACTGGTAGGTCTTGAGGAACCCGAGCAGCTCGTGCGCCGCCGCCGTGCCGATGAAGCCCTGCACGAAGGCGTGCGACACCGGGTCATCCGGCAGGCGCATGCCATCCGCCCTGGCGGACAGGAACTTGATGGCGTTGGTCAGCGATCGCGGCGAGCAGTAGGGCTCCTCGCCGGACGGCACCTCGTTGGCGAACACCAGCCCAGGACGGAACTTGGCGAAGCCGATGCCCATGGGGTGCACGTCGTTGTCCTGCGCCCAGTCCACCCACCCGTCCAGGTCAGCTTCGAGCTCGACCACGGACAGGCGGTTGCGCAGGTGGGAGAGCATCTTGTTGACGCCCGCCCGGTCGGCGATGCGGTTGCCCGTGGCCCAGACGGCCCACCCCTCGGGCAGCTTGAAGTCCCCGAGCCGGTGCTCGAAGAACGCCGGGGAGAGCGCCTTCTGCATCATGCTGTCGGCCTGCGGCAGCTCGTCGAGCAGCAGCACGCCCCGCTCGGCGCCCGTGTCCCGAATGCGGGTCAGCAGGGGAGACAGGGTGTAGCGGGTCACGCGGCTGCCGTCGTCCTGCTTGACCGGCATGGGGAAGCCCGCCACGTCGGGGGCGTCGCCGGAGGTCGCGGAGACGGTCACCACGGGCAGCTTGCCGGAGGCGAACTGCTCGATGCGGGACGTCTTGCCCACCCCGGGCCCGCCGACGAACAGCACGGACGAGCGGGTGTCCAGCAGGGTCTCGAGCACGCCGTCACTGAGGGCGGACATCTTGAGGGTCATGCGGGTCGAGGCGATGGTCATGGTCATGGTCTCCTGATTGGGTGGCGGTCAGCTGTCAGTCGGGTGGCGGTCGACTGTCGCTCGGCTCGCTTGCGCTCGCTCTCACTCGGTCGACCTTCAGCTCGCTTGCGCTCGCTCTCACTCGGCTGACCTTCTGAGCCCCTACGGGGCGCTGTGGGTCGAGTTGTGGGCGAGGCAGTAGGGTGGCCTAGGTCAGAACCACTCGATGGCGTCCAGGTCAGCCAGGGCGTCCCTGGCCACGGCCAGGGAGTCCTGCGCTGCCCCGACGGAGGTCTTGTAGGTCTCCACCGGGGTAGCCGCCAGGATTTCCAGCCGGCTGGTGAGCCGGGCCAGGTCGGGCGAGTCGCCCACCAGCGGGGTCGTCGCCTTGAGCAGGTCCACCAGCGTGCGGACGTTGGTGCTGAGGGTCTCGTAGAGCTTGGTCTTTTCCCCGGCCGTGACCTTGGTCAGCTGGGTCACGGTGCGGGACAGCTCGGCGGCGATGCGATCGCGCAGGTCGGCGAACCCGGCCCGGAGGGATTCCTCCTGGCGGGCGGCGAGCCGCTTGCCCAGGGCCTCCGCCACCGCGGCGGGGATCGACATCCGGGTGAAGTTCTGCATGCTCGGCACGGGCTCGAAGTCGACCCGCACGCTGAACATGCCGTCCAGCTCGGACGGGTCCGGGTAGTCGGCGGAGATGCTGCCCAGGTTGGACTGCGCCGCGGCGACGCGAGCGGCGTAGACCGCCTTGAAGTCCGCCATGGCAGCCTTGAACGCGGCGTTCAGCGGCTTGAGATCTGCCATGAACTCGAGCGAGTCCACCACGGGCAGCAGCCGCGGCCCGCGCTTCGCCTTGGCGTCCTCGCCACTGCGGGAGTACGGGATCGTGCGGTCGTAGACGAACGATCGCACGGCGTTCTGCGCGGACAGGACGGCCTTGTGCTCCTCGTCGGCGCCAGCCAGCAGCTTCTTGGTGACGCTGACGGCGGAGTCGATGGCGCCGTGTGAGGCCGCGGTTTCCGCGGCCAGGGTCTTGTCGCTCGCCCGGGCGGCCCAGCTGGCGAGGGACACGTTCACCAGCAGGTAGTTGTTGGTGAGGGTAGTGCTGAGGTCCTGCAGAGAGTCGGACATGATGGTCTCCCAAAGGGTGCCAAAGGGCGGTTGTGGGTTGGTGGTTGCAGGTAGTGACTACGCCAGCTGCTCGCGCAGCATGGCGCGGCCGTTGCGCCGGTCCTCCCGGCGGGCCTGCCGCTTGACGAAGGCGGCGTAGCTGTCGGCGTGGCGGGCGGAGTACAGGCGCCGACCCCGGCCGCAGTAGTAACCCGCCTCGGTGCGCCAGTGGGTGGCGACGCGGGTCGGGGCGGACACCACGAAGGGACGCTCCTGGCGGGCCGCCTCCTCGGCGGCACGCTGCTCCTCCCAGTAGGCGAGGGCGGCCTGGTGCTCCGCCTCCGCCGCGGCCAGGTCGGCGGCGAGCCGGTCCAGCATGGCGCGGTACTCGGCACGGGTCATGGCGACGGCCCGCAGGTAGAAGTCCGCGCCGGGGCGGAAGCCATAGGCGTCCTTGTGGTAGTCGGACAGGAAGCCGATCTGGTCACGGGTCAAGGCGGGCATGTTACTTGTCCTCGGTGATGGTGCCGATGGCGCTGAGGATGAGGAAGAACCCCAGGGTGGCGAGGCCAGCGGTCGCCCCCTGCTCGTAGCTGTTGGTTGCCACGATGGTTGCCAGGGTCACGATGATGACGAATGCGGTGCGCATGATAGGTCTCCTGATTGAAGTCGATCGACTGGTCGCTCGGCTCGCTTGCGCTCGCTCTCGCTCGGTCGATCTCCTGATTGAAGTCGATCGACTGGTCGCTCGGCTCGCTTGCGCTCGCTCTCGCTCGGTCGATCCCCCGGAGGGTGGTTGTGGGTTGGTGGTTGTGGTCACGCCGCGGTGCGGTCGCGGATCTGCTCGGCAAGCACGATCGCCATGCGGAGGTTGCCACGACGATCGCAGTAGGGACTGGCGGCCTGGCACTCGAAGAACCGCGCCAGGTCGGACAGCCGCTCGGCGGCGCGGTCGGGCGACAGCGTGCGGGCTTCCAGGGCGCGGAGGACTGTCAGCAGGGCGTCACCTGCTGCGAAGTCCTTGGCACGAAGGATTTCCACGCAGGCGATCCACTCTCGGGCGGGGATCTTTCTCATGGCGGTCTCCGGGTTGTTGGGTTACGACTCGTCGGCGGGCGGCAGCTTGCCGGCACGGTCCAAGGCACTGTGGACCATGGCGAGGGCATGCCTAGCAGCGTTGGCCTTAGAACTGGCACGAAGCGCGAGCCGCATGGACTCCAGGGCAGCGAACTCATCGGCGTTCAGATACACGACGAGGCGGTGGTCCAGGATCTTAGTGGGGCTGCCGTTGAAGCGGCGGCGTTGCTCAAACATGGGGGTCCTCATTAGCACGGTTGGGGTAGCACAGAACTATAGCACAATGGGTGGCGTGGTGGGGGCGCGGGGCAGGGAAAGAGGCATATTTAATATGCTTTTTAGTAATAGCCACGCTGCCGCCAAACAAGAGCCTCCGTTTTGGGCCCGAAAAAAATCAGAAAAAGTTTTTTCTCACACGACTCATTATTCACTTGAAATTGGTTTTAATGCTAATGCTTGTTTTAAAAGGCTGCTAAATGGCGGAAAAACCGCAAATGGCCTCGTGTGTGGGGTGCTATTGACTATTTGCGCGTCGAGCGTTTTAGTCAGGTATTGCCTAATGCCCCCGCGCCGCGCTGGGTCTCTGTACAAAATTTGTACTGAAGTGGCGATTGGAATGGCATTGGGAATGGCCGACTTCCGCGGTCAGGTATTGGTGCGTATCCGCCATACTCTCAGCATATAGCCGGCATACGGGGTCCGCGGCGCCGCGAGGCGAGCCGCGCGTGAGGCCGCGCCTCGCCGCCGGGCGGGAAAGCATACCCCTGGCATATTCTCAGCACATAGGCTGGGCGCTCTGGCCAGGGGTCGAAACCCCTGGCCGCAACGTCCTGCTAACATCAGTCCCCGAACGGGGCAGGTCTCCCCGCCCCGCCGTGCCGTCACGCCTGGAACGCCGCCAGCATCTTGGCAGCAGCCTCCCGCGCCTCGGGCGTCACCTTCGCCTCGTCGTCCGACGTGGCGCGGGACTTGAGCCACGCCACCAGCTTCTCGACGGTCAGCGGCGCCGGGTTCTTCTCGGTCGTGTACTCCCAGAACGGGGTGGCCTCGGCCTCGTCCAGCTTGAACTGATCGGCCTGCCAGCCCTTGGCGAGCGCGGCGCCCTTCTGCCCGACGGAGATCGGGGCGAACGCCGCCGCCCAGACGTGGAGCGCCTTCACCCGCGACCCCTTGGGCATGGCGTCCGTGAGGCGGTTGTAGAGCGTCACGTCGCCATGCTCGCGGGCGTGCCACAGGCAGCTGACCGCGGCCTGATGGATGGCGGTATCCAGCTTGCGGCCAGCGGTCGCGATCTTCGTGATGGTGGCGGACAGAGTCTTGCTGTCGGTGATGATCTTGACGGACATGATGGTTCCCCGGTTGTTGTGGTGGCGAATGCACACCCGCTTGCCCGTTGCCGGGCAGGCGCGCTGGGCACTCAGATGCCGAGACTCGGCGTGGTGTCGCGACGGTACGCCGCGGGCGTCGTGGGCTTGTACTCGCGGCCGTTGTCCAGACGGTACGCCTTGGGCGATCGCACGGACCAATTGCGCGAGACCTTGCCGTGGCCTGCGCCAAGCGGGCCAGTGACGCGCTCGCGCACTTCGCACCCGCGCCCCGTGATGAGCCGGATTTTCTTCGCCATGAGTTTCGCCCTCCGTTCCGGGCATCGTCAGCGCAGCCGGTTGCTGCGGACTCGTCGGCTCGCTCCCCTCGCCCACCGTGCTCCCAGTTGGCCGTAGTCCACCGCCGTCCCCTTCGGGCGCCCTTGCCTTGGCGCTCCCCGTTGGCTATTGCGGCTCCCCGTCACCACGTCGCGCCATGAAGGCGAGACTGGGCAGTAAGCGAATCGCGTGCCGTACCAGCATCCCGTTCCCTGTCCGGATGCCCCGCCCACGTTCCCGCCATCCGCTTCTGCGGACGGTGTGCCGGATCTCAGGCAGAATCCCCGAAGCTTTCGGCGGCCCACCCCTTGCGGAGCTTCGCGCTTACTCACCGCGGCGTTGCCACCGTGGTCTGGTGAGCGTGCCGGGGCCGTGAGGCGCTTGCGGTCATCGCTCAGCCTAGGGTTCCGGCGGCGGGGGAGGGGGGAGGGGCGGGCGCGGGGGCGGGGCCCCTGGGGGTTTATTGCGCTCGAAAATACCACCACCCCAACAACCAACATACGCATTCTTGACACACCCCCTCCCCCCAGCCTACCCTGCCCACCTACCCCAGAGGAGTTCCCCATGCCCCGCCCGACCATGAACCTCATCCGCACCAGCGTCATGCTCACGCAGGCTCAGCTCGACGCGATGAAGAAGATCGCCGGCCGCCGTGGCACGACGTCGAGCGAGCTCATCCGCCTGGCAATCACCGAGTTCGTGCGCACCGAAGCCACGCGCCTCAAGGAGATGCGTGACCGCAAGGCGCACGACGCGACGGTGGAGGTCCTCTAACCCATGCCCGCGCTCATTGCCGACACGCCCCTGGCCCAGTTGGCACTCGAGCTCGCCACCGGGTTGTTTGATGCCGTGCAGGTCTTCCGCAATCACGGCGTCTCCAAGGACGACGCCAAGGCGCTGATGCACGACCCGCAGTTCCGCTCGATGCTGGTCGGCTACCGCAAGCTGTGGCACAGCCCGATGAACGCCACCGAGCGGGTCCGGCTCAAGTCCGCGGTGGCAGTGGAAGATGGCCTGCTGGAGCTGCACCGGCTGTACCACGACGTCACGCTGGCGCCCCAGGCCAGGCTCGATGCCTTCAAGCAGTTGGTGCAGCTGTCCGACCTGGCGCCGCGCCCGACGAACGCCGGGTCCGACGGCCCGCGGTTCAGCTTGACGTTGAACCTCGGGGCGCCGGATGCTCCCCGGTCGCTGACCATCGACACGGCGGCCCTGCCCGAGTCCCCTGCCGACGCCTGACCATGCCGAGCACCATCGCCAAGACCTACGTCGCCTCGCCCACCCTGTCCCGCTTCCACGCCTCGGACGCGCCCATCCGGGTCGTGCGGGGCCCCATCGGCTCGGGCAAGACGGTCGCCATGATCATGGAGCTGCTGCGCCGGGCGCAGGAGATGCCGGCCAGTCCCGATGGCGTGCGCCGGTCGCGGGCACTCGTCGTCCGCAACACGTTGCAGCAGCTCAAGACCACCTGCCTGGTCACCTGGCTGGAGTGGTTGCGCCCCATCTCCACCTACAAGGTCAGCGACCAGACCATCCAGGTGCGGTTCCATGGCAACGATGGCGTGCCGGTCGAGCTCGATGCCATGCTCCTGCCGCTCGACACGGAAGAGAACGTCCAGCGGCTGCTGTCCCTGGAAGTGTCCTTCGCCTGGGTCTCCGAGTGCCGTGAGGTGCCACTGGAGCTGCTGCTGGATGCGTTCTCCCGGTGCGGTCGCTACCCGTCCCGGGCCAACGTCGCGACCTACTGGCGAGGGCTCATCGCCGAAACCAACTCCTTCTCGGAGGACTCTGCCTACTACCGCTTCCTCGAGCTCGAGCGGGCGGACAACGTGGGGTACTTCGTGCAGCCGGGGGCGTTCGAGCCCGCGGCCGAAAACCGGGAGCATTTGCACCAAAGATACTACGAGGACATGCTCTCGCTGAACAAATCCCAGGACTGGATCGACCAGTACATCCACAACAAGATCGGCCCGAGCCTGTCCGGGCAGGCGGTGTTCGCCAACAACTTCCGGCACCAGGACATGGTCGTGCCGTCCCTGTTCTACGACCCGTGCCGGGCCATCGTGCTGGGCATGGACACCGGCCGCAACCCGGCATTCGTCGCCGGTCAGCTCGACGCCCGCGGGCGGTTGCTCGTGCTGGCCTCCGAGCACGGCGAGAACATGGGGCTGGAGAAGTTCGTCAGCTCCGTGATGAAGCCCCGGCTCACGGAACTGTTCCCGGACGCCATGTTCTGGGTGGCGATGGACCCGGCGGGGCGCAACCGCTCGCAGATCGGCGAGGAGTCGGTGCAGGACGCCTGCAAGCGGCTGGGGTTCAATACCATCCTGGCCTCGACCAACGACATCGCGCCGCGGTTGCGGGCGGTGGAGCGGTACATGAGCCTGTACCTGGACGGCGGGCCGGGCATCCTGTTCGATGCGCGGCGCAACCCGTTGCTGATCCGGGCGCTGCAGCACGACTACCGCTACCGGCGGCGCAAGTCCGGCGATCTCGAGGAGATCCCGGAGAAGCTCCACCCGGCGTCCGACCTGGTCGACGCGCTGCAGTATCTGGCGCTCAGCGTCGGGTCGGCCGTGTTGGCACGCGCCATCCAGCGCGCCACCATCACTCCCGCTGCGCCGGCGCCCAGCGTGGCCGGCTGGACTTGATTTCACCCTCCTAATTTGTTGACACGACAAGAATTTGACCCATACTGCCCGCGCAAGACCCTCGTTCCGAGGGTGTTGGGGGCATACGGTGGCGTTTCTCTCCGTCGTCAGCGAAGGTGAGTTGCAGGAGCGCGACCGGCAGGAGTCCGAGCAGCGCAGGCAGCAAATCGAGCTCGAAACTCAGGCCCAGAGCACCAAAATCGACAACCTCGCTGCGCACATCCGCAAGCTGTGGATGCGCTTCGACAGCTATCGCTCGTCTGAGAACATCGACCAGCGCATCATCGACGGGCTGCGCACCTACAACGGCGAGTATTCGCCGGCCAAGCTGGTGGAAATCAACCGCTTCGGCGGGTCGGACGTGTTCGCGCGCATCACCACGGTGAAGTGCCGCGGCGCGACCGCCATGCTGCGGGACATCTTCCTGGGCCAGGAGCAGCCGTGGGGCATTTCGCCCACGCCGGACCCCGAAATCGGCACCGACCTGCTCGCGGCCATCGACCAGAAGATGGCCCAGGAGATGATGGAGATGTGGCAGCTCGGGATGGCGCCTCCGCCGCCCGAGAACATCGCCCAGCGCCGCAACGACCTCATCGACCAGGCGCAGAACGCCGAGCTCAAGTACGCCAAGTCCACCGCCGGGCGGGCTGAGACCGCCATGCAGGACATCCTGGTCGAGGGTGGCTTTTACGACGCCCTGCGCGAGTTCCTCATCGACCTGCCCATCTACCCCTACGCCGTCCTCAAGGGGCCCATCATCCAGCTGTCGGACCAGGTGAAGTGGAACGCCAACCGGCAGATGGAGGTCCAGTCGATACCCAAGATGTTCTGGCGCCGGGTCGACCCGCTGGACGTCTGGTTCACCCCCGGTGGCACCACGGTCGAGACCTGCACGTTCATGGAGAAGCTCCGGCTGACCCGTGGCGAGCTGGCGAGCCTCATCGGCGTGCCGGGGTACGACGAGGAAGCCATCCGCAACGTGCTGCGGGAGTACCGGGACGGGCTCACCGACTGGAGCACCGGCAACGACACCGAGTACGCCGAGCTCAAGTCCCAGGAAAGCCCCAACGAGAACGACTCGGAGCTCATCGACTCGCTCGAGTTCCATGGCAACGTGCCGGGGCAGGTGCTGCTCGACCACGGCTTCGACGCCGCCGAGGTGCCGGACGCCGACGTCGACTACCACATCACGGCCTGGCAGGTCGGGCAGTACGTCATCAAGGCGCAGCTGACGCCCAGCCCGCGCAAGCGCCCGCCCTACTACGTCAGCGCCTACGAGAAGGTGCCCGGGTCGCTCATCGGCCACGGGCTGCCGGAGATCATCGGTGACATCCAGGCCGTGGCCAACGCCACCCTGCGGTCGCTGGTCAACAACATGAGCATCGCCTCCGGGCCGCAGGTGTCCATCAACGAGGACCTGCTGAGCCCGACCACCAACGGCGACGATCTCTACCCGTGGAAGCGGTGGCGCTTCACCCAGGACCCGCTGGGGTCGTCGCTGCCGCCCATCAGCTTCTTCCAGCCTAACTCCAACAGCCAGGAGCTGATGACCGTCTACGCCAACATGGCAGTGCAGGCGGACGAGATCTCGGCCATCCCGCGGTACATCACCGGCTCGAACAACGTCGGCGGCGCGGCATCGACCGCCTCCGGCCTGTCGATGCTGATGAACAACGCGACCAAGGTGCTGCAGAACATCGCGTCGCAGATCGACGCCGACATCATGCGCCCCCTGCTGCAGCAGCTGTACGACATGCTGATGCTGACCGACGACCGCGGCGTGCTGCGCGGCGACGAGAACATCGTGGTGCGCGGGGTGTCGGTCGCCATGAAGCGCGAGACCGACCGCATGCGCCAGATCGAGTTCCTGTCGCTCACGTCCAACCCCGTCGACCTGCAGATCATCGGCACCGGCGGGCGGGCGACGCTGCTGCGGTCCATCGCCACCGGGCTCGGGCTCGACGGCGAGGAGATCGTGCCGAGCGAGACGGAGCTCGAGAAGCGGGACGCGATGGCCAAGATGCAGATGCAGGCCCAGATGCAGTCGGCCGCCAGCGCGCCGATCGGGCCGGAGAACCCCAATCAGGGTCAGCCGCGGATCGCGGCGCCCATGGACAACGCCCAGCGGGTACGGACCCCGCAGGCAGTGCAGCGCCAGGCGATGCCTGGCATACCTGGGAAGCCGGTATGAAGCGCACGCCCGAACTGCAGCTCGCAGTCGGTCGGTTGCGCGGCACCCGGGACTTCGACTTGTTCACGGCCGCGCTCGAGGACCACCTCGCCACGCTGACGGAGCGGTTGATCATGACCGACGACGAGCGGCTGCAGGTGGCGCAGGGCATGTGCCGAGGAATCCTGTCGGTACTCGACATCATCAAGGAGCGTAGGTAGTGAGCATTCCCGCACAAGTGAAGCAGGCAGCCGAAGCGGCAGAGCGGCAGTTGGCCCAGTTGTACGCCGTGCAGCAGGGCACGCAGGAGCCCCAGAGCGCCCCGCAGGGCGACGCAGGCACCCAGGCGCCACCCCAGGAGGGCGACAACGCCCCCAGCGCCGCTGACACCCAGTTTTCCGCTCAGGACGGCGCCCCGCAGGGGGAGCCGGCGCCCGAGCAGCCGCCGGCGCCCGAAGCGCCGGCCGAGGAGCCCGGTTGGGAGCAGAAGTACAAGACCCTCCAGGGCATGTACAACAAGGAGGTCCCCGTCCTGCGCCGCCAGGTGCAGCAGATGGAGGCCGACATGGAGGCCATGCGGCGCCTGCTGGCGCAGATGCACGCCTCCCAGGCTGCCCCTCCGTCGGCGTCCGCGCCGGCGTCGCCCCCCGCCAAGCGGCGGGTGACGGACGCCGAGGTCAAGGACTACGGCGAGGAGCTCATCGACGTCGTCCAGCGCGCCAGCCTGGACGCCTTTGAACCCTACGTCTCCCAGCTCGAGGCCAAGCTCGCGAGATTTGAGCAGATGGTCGGCGGGGTGGCACAGCACACGCAGCAGTCGGCGCGAGCCGTACTGTTCGACAAGCTCACCGCAGCGGTTCCCAACTGGGAGCACATCAACAAGTCGGGTGAGTTTCTAAGCTGGCTGGACCAGGCCGACCCCTACGCGGGCGTGCCGCGGCAAGCCATGCTGACGCAAGCCTTCGAGAACAACGACGTTGCCCGTGTCGTTGCCTTCTTCAAGGGTTTCTTGCGGGATTCTGGAGCTGCATCGGAGCCCGAGCAGCGGGCGCCTACGTCGCCACCGGCGGCGGGGCGTGCCGACCTTCGGTCGATGGTGTCGCCGGGCGCGGCCCGGTCGAGCACGACTACGCCCAGCAAGTCCAATGAGCGCGTGTGGTCGCAGCGGGACATCGCGAACTTCTACAACGAGGTGATGAGCGGCAAGTACCGCGACAACGCCGCCAAGAAGGACGCGATCGAGCGCGAGATCATCGCAGCAGTAAACGAGGGCAGGGTTCGTAATTGACTTCAACCTGTAGGAGGCCCTGATGGCTAACATTACCCCCGCAACGGTCTTCCCCGTTGCCACTACGCCGTGGCTCGGCGCCCCGGCTGACCCGGTCTTTTCCGGCACGTTCATCCCGACCCTGTGGTCGGCGAAGATGCTGGAGAAGTTCTATGCGACCACCGTGCTTGGGCAGATCGCCAACACCAACTGGGAAGGCGAGATCCGCAACAAGGGCGACAAGGTCATCATCCGTACCGTCCCGTCGGTGACGATCAAGGGCTACGATGCCGATCAGAAGCTGGACGTCGAGCGTCCGTCTTCGCCGACCATCGAGCTGCCGATCGACCAGGGCCTGTACTGGAACGTCGTGCTGGATGACGTCTGGAAGGTCCAGTCGGATCTGAACCAGCTCAACCTGTGGGCCGAGGACGCGGCGGAGCAGCTCAAGATCGTCGTCGACCGCGACGTGCTCGGTTTGCTGCTTGCCGGCACCGACGCGGCGAACAAGGGTGCGGCGGCCGGTCTCATCTCCGGCAACATCAACCTTGGCGCTACCGCCACCCCGGTGAAGGTCGTCCCGCGTGCCCCCGGCACCGGCGAGGTCGAGGTCGTGGATCTGATCGTCCGCCTGACGCAGGCGCTGGACGAGCAGAACATCCCGCAGACCGGCCGCTGGCTGCTCATCCCTGCGTGGGTGGCGTCGCTCATCAAGCGTTCCGAGCTGCGTGACGCCTCGCTGACCGGCGACGGTCAGTCGATCCTGCGCAACGGCCGCATCGGCATGATCGACCGCTTCGAGGTGTTCGTCTCCAACCTGCTGCCGCACGGCGTCCCCGGCGGTCTGGCGGCTGGAGAGTTCATGGTCTGCGCCGGCCACAAGCACGGCCTGACCTTCGCCTCGCAGCTCACCAAGGTCGAGACGCTGCGCTCCGAGTCGACCTTCGGCACGCTCATGCGCGGGCTGAAGGTGTACGGCCGCAAGGTCGTCGACGGCAAGGCGCTGGCGACCGCGGTGGTTGCTCCGGCGTGACCCATGGGAGGCCCCGGTAACCCGGGGCCTCCACTTCTCTGGAGGCTCTATGCGGCAGATGCTGCGCAACGTCAGTACCGGCGAGATCACCGCGGCTACACCGTCCGCCACGCGGTTGGACGGATACGAGCTGGTGGACGTCGAGATGCACCCCATGCTGTACCGGACGGACGCCAGTGGCCGGCGCTTCGATCGGTTCGGCAACTGCCTCGACGTCGCCAAGCCGGAAGCGGTGGACGCGGAGTTCGAGGAAGTGTCGGTTCCCCCCAAGCGCCAGCGCGGACGGATTAAGATGGCCATCGCGGCTGAACAGAAGGCAGCCGACGCTGAAATCAACGACCTGATGGAGGGTCTCGGCTGATGTTGGCGTCTGCAGTCATCCAACTGGCCCGGGAGGTCTTGCAGGACGAGACCACGCCGTTCCGGTACACCGCGGAGCGGCTGCAGCGCGCCTACGATATGGGGCTCAACCAGGCGCTGCGTTTGCGCCCGGACCTGTTCCTCACGTCACGCTTCTCCCCCGATTACTTCAGCGGTGCGCCGACGCAGGAGTTTCCGCTCGACGCGCGCTTCCAGCTCGAGTTCGTGTACTACCTCGTGTCGCTCATCGAGAGCGAGAAAGACGGGCCTCAGATGGACCAGCGGTCTGAGGGTGCCTTCATGCGGTTCAAGACGGCTCTGCTTGCGCTATGACCCAGCCGACGACAGCTTGGCAGCAGGTGCTCCTGTCGGAGCTGCCTGGCGCGACGTGGGAGTACGTCGACCAGGTGCTCTGCGAGGCCCTGAACGAGTTCTACACGTCCACCGGGTCGTGGGTCGAGGACCTGTACTACGACCTGCGGGCCGGGCGGCAGATCTACAATCTCAACCCCGTCGTCGGTCGCGACGTCGAGGTGCTGTACGTCAACGCCGTGTTCGCCGAAGGCGTGCCGCGCCTGCTCGGCGAGCCGGAAATCATGTCGCACCTCGAGCACGGCGCCTGGGTGCGCCCGGCGGGCGTGCTGCACCTGAACGCTGCGCCGCGAGAGAACGTCACCCGCGGGCTGCGCGTCACCGTGGTGCTGCGCCCCAAGCTCTGCGCTCGCGAGGTCAGCGACGACGCGGTGCTGCTGTTCTTCGACACCATCAAGAACGGCGCGCTCGGTCGCCTCAAGGCGCAGCCGAGCCGCCCGTGGACCGACCTCGCCGGCGCTGCGGTCTGCCAGCGCCGGTTCCGCAAAGGGATGGCGGAGGCGCGGGACATCGCCCGGCGCGGCACGTCGCGGATCGAGTCGCAGTGGAGATTCCCACCGTGGGCATGAACTCCTGCGCCATCAATGCGCCGGCCATCAACGCGGGGTGCCGCCCAAGCGGCGGGCACACGCAGGAGGCGGAGCGATTCTGCCGCCCGCCGGCTGAAGATTGGCACCACGTCGCCACCCCCGCGGCGTTCGCGCTGCGCCGGCCTAGCGATCTGGCGGTATTTGTCAGGCAGCCGTCGTTCGGCAGATGTGGACAGGAGGACGCATGCTCCTAGCGCGCAAACAAGTCGGCGTGGGCGACCGCGCGCTGTACACCATCGACCTGTCGCAGTGGCTGCTGGCCATTGAAGATCTCGACACGGTCAGCGTCCAGGTCTACCCGGACACGACGCCGGCGGCGGTCGCGACGGCCGAGAAGCTGACCGACTCGCTCATCGGCGTGTCGTTCACTGGCGGGGCGCTGGGGGAGACCTACTCGGTGGCGGTCACGTACACCACCACCGTCAGCCAGGACGGGCTCGGCCAGCCCATCGGCACCCTGCTGCGCATCCAGAACGACTGCATCGAAATCACCGTTGCCCTGCCGTGTGAGATTTGACGATGCTGCACTACACCAACAACGCCACGACCACTCTGACGGCAGCCGTCGGCCCGGGCGACACGACGTTGCCGGTGGCCAGCACGTCGCTGTTCCCGCAGGGTGTGGACTTCGCCAACGGCGGCGCGTTCTACGTCACGCTCGAGAGCACGCTGATTGCCAACCAGCGGGAGATCTGCAAGGTCATCGGCATGTCGGTCACGGCGCTCCTCGTCGAGCGCGGGCAGGACGGCACGCTGGCGCAGTCGTTCAGCGCCAACACGACCCGCGTCGAGCGCCGCGCCGTCGCCGCCGACTACGACAACTTCGTGCAGGCCGAGGAGCTCGCCGCGCACGTCGCCGCGCCTGACCCGCACCCGCAGTACGCGACCGATGCGGATGTCGCCGCGGGCTTCACCGCGCACGTCGCGGCGGCGGACCCGCACCCGCAGTACGCGACCGACGCCGAGGTGGCCGGTGCCATTACCGCGCACAAGGCGGAGGCCGACCCACACCCGCAGTACGCCGCCGATGCGGATGTGACCGCGGCCATCACGGACCACGTCGCGCAGGCGAATCCGCACACGCAGTACGCGACGAACACCTTCGTCACGAGCCAGATCGCTTCGCACGAAGCCAAGACGGACCCGCACCCGCTCTACCTGAAGGCTGCGACCAACGCCGACATCACGGCCAAGACGTCGACCCGGGTCGGCATCGTGCCGGCCAGCCTAGACCACCTCTGGTCCCGCTTCATGGTCGAGCACGGCGTCACGGTGAGTGCCGGCGCGGCGTCGCAGGGCAACGTGCCGCAGCTCAACGCCGCGGGCAAGCTCGACATGTCGGTCGTCCCGACGACCGGCGGCACGACCTACCGCGGCACCGTGGATGCGGTCAACAACCCGCCGCCGTCGGCCATCTACTACGCCGGCGACTTCTACTACCACGTCGGCGTGACGGGCGTCGTCGACCCTAACTGGGCCGGCATTACGGGCGAGACGGTGCACGTCGGCGACCAGCTGGTGTGGAACGGCACGCAGTGGTCGCTCATCCCGAACTTCAACGACGCCAGCCTGTTCCTGTTCCGCGACGGCTCGAACGACATGGCTGGGCCGCTCAACATGGCGACCAACGAGATGCGCCACGGTGTCGTCAACTTCGACACCAACTTCGTGCCGCTGTGGAGCTCCATCGTGCCGCTCGACCGCCCGCCCGGCGGCAGCCGACGCGCTGGCGAGCTCTACACCAACGCCAGCGACATGCAGCTCGGGTTCATCAACGCGGCGTTGGCGCCCGTCGACCTGCTGGCGCTGCCGTTCTTCGCTGCCACGGCGCAGTACGTGCCGGGTCAGCTGGTCGTGCGCAACGGCAGCATCTACCGGGCGTTGGTGGCGATCTCGCCGGGGGCGTTCAATCCAGTCCAGTGGACCGACCTGACGAACTCGTCGGCCGGCGACTCGGTCACGCAGACCCTGCACGGCTTCACTGCGGACGACATCGGTGCCCCGCTGCGCTTCGATGGAGCGAAGTGGGTGCGCAGCCTGGACAGCGCCACGGTGCACTTCGGCGCCGTGCTGGCGGGGGTCATCAGCCAAGACGTCATCCGGCTGGTCTCCGACGGCGTCGTCTCCGTCGCCCTGCCGGTCAGCGGCGGTGCCCCGCTCGTGGTCGGGACGCGCTACTACGCCAGCACGACTGCCGCCGGCAAGCTCACGCCTACCGCGCCGACCGACCCGCTGGCGGCGCACCCGGTGCTGCGGGCGCTCAGCTCGACCACCGGCATCATCGAGACGTTCCCATCCTGGCTGGCACCGACGGCCTACGTCGACGCGCAGAACACCGCGCAGGACGCGGTCATCGCGACGAAGGCGGACAAGACCTACGTCGACGCGCAGCTCGCGCTGAAGGCGAACACGGCCGACGTGGATGCGATGTTCCAGGCGTCGAACGCCTACATCGACTCGGAGAACGCTCG